GGGCTGATCTCGCCCGCCGAGAACGCCGAATGAATCAGCGATATCGTCATCGGCTAATAGGCGCTGCCATCCGGAAGACTCAACGGATCCCAGGCGCTGAGCGCCCCGGTTGGAAAGCCGTACACCGGCCAGCCTTGTATTCCCCTGACCCGCATCCAATCGGGCAGGTGGTCTTGTACACTCCACCCCTCATTGCCGTCGGCGACGCGCGCCGCATTGAGCGCACCGGCGGCCTCGCCGCTCGCCGCCTGGCGCAGGCTCAGCGCCAGCTTCTTGTCGGGCACCACCGCCAGCGCCAGCCGCGCCGCCAGCAGCGAGCACAATGCCGACAGAAACAGCGCATCCCATTGCTGCGGGTCGAACATCGCGCTGGTGTAGACGAGCTGCGCGCCCTGCACGTTGGTCAGGATGGCGTTGAGCTCGAACAGCGTCGTCACGACAAACGGGGCGGGCTGTGTCCCGGTGATCTGGGTGTTCCAGCCGATCCCCGTCATCGGCGGGGTCTGCGAGGTCACCACCGGCGAGATCTGCGGGATGTACCTGACCCGCACACAATCCTGCGGGTAATGGTAAGCGTAGAGCCACGGCATGATCGTCATCTGCGCCGGGTCATAGGGCGGTGGGACGATGGGCGGCGCCGTCGCGTCATACATCAGGTCGAGCACCCGCATCTTGCGGGCAAAGTTCCACGGCGCAGCGCGTAAGAGATCGCGCACACTCGGCCCATAGTGCCGGAGCGCCGCGTTGGCCGCCTCGGAGCCTTCCTGCATCTCACTGATCGCGGCCACGCCGAGATAATCCAGCGCCCGGTTCACGACATCGGCCGCGCCGGTCGGCGGGTTCGCCATCTATTTTTGCTCCGCCGGTTGACCCGGCGCCGGCGGGTTCACCGGGGGATCCTTCAGGCGGCCGAGCTGCGCCTTCAAATCGGCAATCTCGCTCTGCAGCGCGGCGATCATGCCGTTCGCGACCATCTGATCGACGGTGGCGTTCTGCTGCGCGCGCAACGCCAGCGCCTGCCAGTCGGCCGGCGGCTGCGGGGGGGCTACCCCTTGTGCCGCCGCCGGGCCCGCCCCCAGCAGCGCGACCAGGACGACCCCCTTTAGCATGCGGCGGCCTGCACGATTAGCAACCCGCTGCCGTTCGTGCAGACGTATTGTGTCGCCGGGCCGGCGGCGTTGGTGATCGTCGACAGGTTGACGGTACCAGCGATCGTCAAGGTTTGACCAGTGACGCCAAGATCGATGACGCCGGTACCGCCGCCGATGTTGAGCGGATGACTGCCAGCGCCGATATTGAGCGCTTCGTTGGTGTTGCCGACCGAAATCGTTCCGCTAGAGCTAGTGATCATACCACCAGTTTGGTCGAACACCCCAGTACCACCGACGGTGAAGAACAGATCACCATTTACAATGCTGAGACTGGCCCCCGCCGAACCGCTGAGATTGAGCGAACCGCCATTAGCGCTCATCACAATCGTCTGGTTGACGCCTCCAGCGTTGCCATAGTTGAACTGAACAATCTGGCTCGAACTACTGGCGATAGCGTAGTTTGCCCGCCCGATATTGGCGAAATACCCGGCGACACCATTATTGCTGTAAAAGCAGGTCCCCCATTTGGCGATTGTACCTTGATGATTATCTAGATCAGCACAGACCACTGCGCTGGACGAAGCAGGCTGGGCGATCGACCCTCCACCAACCGACAACCCAATACCAGTACTGCTGGTGCTGGTGAAGTTGAGATCAAACTCGTTGATCAACTGTCGACCGGTTCCACTACTGGCCACCAACCCGCGATTGTCGCTGAGTGCGGTGTTGATACCCCACACCGAGGCGCCGTTGACATCAGCAATGCCCATCCCGAACAGCGCCACCGCGGTCGGGTAGGGGCCGGCGATCGGCGCTTGCGCCATGACGTAGCCGGCGACGCCGTTGACCAGGTCGATGCTGGTGCCCAGCGTCGAGATCCCGATGCCGCGGATCGCGTCGTAGCTCACCGCGGTGGTGCAGTTGCAGAAAATCCAGTTGGCGATCTGCTGCGCGGTGTAGCCGTTCTGGCTGCGGCCAAGCACTGCGGCGCCTTCGCTCGCCGGAGCGACCGGGCCGGTAAGGCTGTCGGTCACCTGCCCGCGGCCCTGCCGCAGCAGCGTGCCGGTCACGTTGTTGAACGAGGCGATCTCGGGGATCGCGGTAACATTGGGGCCGAGCACATTGCCCTGGCCGGTGCCGGGGAACGGATAGGTGCTGCCGTTGATCGTAAAAACCAGCCCCTGCGGCGGCGCGCCGCCAAAAGCCCCGTATGAGATTACCCCACCGGCGCCCATGCACAGCTGGTGATAGGGTCCGGTAATTGGCGCGTCATTGATGCAGAACGGCAGGTTGTTGTTGAGCTGCGAGGTGATGTTGAGCTCGGTCAGCCCGGTGCCGGCGGGGCCGCCGTTGGCCGGGCCGGCATCGCCCAAGGTCAGATTGGTGATCCATTTGCCGGTGTGCCCGGGCAACGGCTTGCCGCTTTGGATCATCTGCTGGGCGGGGGCAATCCCCGCGATCACCAGCAGCGGCAGACCGACGAACAGAAAGCGGCGTCTCATCCCATCCGGCTCGCGGCAATCGAGGTGAAGCTCGACGCCTCGCCCAATTTTTCGCGCGCGAAGTCGGGCCGGCCGGCCAGGGTCAGCGCCAGCACCGAGGCGAGCGCCCGCACCATCGCCTCGGCAAAGCCCCAATCCCACAGGCTCGGGTCGGCGATGTTGGCGGTGTAGATCGCCAGCGGGTTTTCAAGGTCGGCCAGGACCACCTTGGTGGGTGCGGCGACGACGCCGGCGCGGTCCTCATCCATAAGTTGGAAGCGGGTCGGCAGCGGCTCGAGCTGCTCGCCGCCCATGTATTGCGGCGGCGTGTCGCGCAATTGCCGCAGACGGATGCAGTCGGCCGGGTAGGCGTATTCGAAGCGCCACGGCGGAGGAGGCATCAGGTAGTTCGGCGGCGCCGGGGCCAGCGCGGTCAGCAGCAGGGTCAGCGGCGCCGTCTTGCGGGTGAATTCCCAGTCATTGTGCCGCAGCAATGCCAGATAAGTCGGCTGGTAGAGGATACTGGCGGCGTTCGCCGCGGCGATGCTGTCGCCGGCCGGCGGACTGAATCCGGTAACTGGAGTGGTTGAAGGTAGTTCGGCAATCTGAGCTACGGCGCGATTGACAATATCGTACTGACTTGTCATGACGGCAATGGTCATTTGCGATAGCGCTGGCTGGCCCGCTCAGCCCGGCCCGTCATCTCGTCCTCGGTGTCCTCGTTCTCGACGACCATGCGAACGATCTGGCACTCTACCCGCAGTTTGGAGCCGTTCTTCGGCGGTGTGACATTGGTCACCTCGGCAAACGCCCGGATGTCGAGCGTGTCGCCTTCGACGATGTCGTCGTCGAGGTCGAGCTTCTCCAAGGTTTCTTCGTCGAGACACAGACACAGGCCGGGCGGATAGTCGCCGACGAAGTCGATCGGATCGATCTCGGGCGGGTTGAGGATCTCCTCCTTCTCGGCACGGCTGCGCGCCATGTCGACCATGCCCCGGGGTCCACCCTGCGCCATCAGCCAGGCTCCGCGGTCTGCCCGGCCCCGGAAGCTGCCATGACATCTTCTGCGGCCGGCTTGGAGAGCCGCGAGCGCGCATCGGTGTGGCGCTTGGTCAGGTCGCGGTGCTCGCGTTCATGCCGGGTGTGCATGTCCCGCCTTTCGCGATGGTGGCGCTCGGCCATGTCCTGCGCCTCGACTTCGTTTTCGTCGCGCGCCCCCTCTTCGTCGCCCATGCGGGTCTCGCCCCCGCGCCGGGCCGGCTGGGGCTCGTCACCCCCTTGTTCGCCACGGCGTTCGGCCCGGTCCGCTTTGCCGGCGCGGTAGCGCTTGCCGGCGCGCTCGTCGCGCGGATCGTCAGCCATCATTCCTCCTCATCGCCCTGCTTGATCGATGGGTAGCGCTTCTTAACCTTCGCGCGCACCGCAGCCTTCTCCGCACTCGATCCGTGTTGTGACACTCTCGCCAACGCGTTGCGCGCGTGACTTTCATTGGGGATCGGATACGAACCCGCGCCTTTGCCTTCCAGCCCTTCCCCCTTGCCAGGGAGCGCGAACTGGCTTTTGCCGAGGCTCTTGCGTGCCCGCGTTGTCAGCCGCGCCACATCAAGCATCCCGAGATGAGCGTTTGCCATGCTTGCTCTTGGCGTAGCGCCGGTCGGCGCGGCTCCGCTCCTCGCCCGCCTTTTCCGGCAGCCTGCCGCCGGGATCGCTTTTGGTGAACTCCTTCGCCACCGATTGCGGCACGCCGCCGGCGCCGCCTTTCTTCGCCGCTGCGGCAAACATCAATCTTCGCTGCGCCTCGCTGGTTGCCGGCACTACAGCACCCGGTCCCACGTCGAATTGCTCGCGGAAAAGCAATAGGCGACGCCGGTCATCGCCGGGGTGATCGTCGTTGCCGCGTCATTGATCGTCTGCCCAGTGCCGGCCGTCAGGGTCAGCGCAGTGATGATCTGGGTGCTGAAGATGCGCACGGTCATCCCGTCGACCGGGGCGGGCGGCAGCGCGATGGTCAAGGCCGCCAGGGTGCCCGCCGGCCGGATCGAGATCATCGCCGAGTCATTGGGGATGGTCACGGTCGTACCGGTAGCAACTGCCCCCGCCTTGTAGTAGGTGTGGCTGTTGAACGCCTGCGATTCGAAGTCCGTCTTGCTGGTCGCCAATCTCAGCGGCATCGGATCACCTAGATGTTGTTGCAGATCTTGCCGGTGACATCGAGCGTGAACGGCGCTTGGCTACCCGCCGCGTAGGTCCATCGTGTGCCGACCGGCGCCGTACCGCAGGCGGTGACGACAATACCGGTCATGAATGGCGTCGTGCCGGTCTGCGTCCACCCGGCGCGAATCAGGATCGCCGCCGCAATCAAGGCGCCGGCGATGATGACCGCTCGACTCATGCGCCCATGCTCCTGTAGCGGCCGTTGGGCTCGCGCTGCCGCTGGCTACCTGGCGTGACGCCGGGCATCTCGGGAACCCCGTCGGGTGCCCCGACCACCCGCACGTTGGATTGGCTGCGCGGCGTCCCGAGCGGCGGCGGTTCGGGTCGATTGCCGACAATGCTGGCCTGCCGCGGGCGGTTGCGGTAGGCGTCGTAGGACTGGTCGGCGAGATCCGGCGTCACCCCGCCGATCGAGGCCAGATAGAGCGCGACGACCTCGCGCGCCGGCTGGTTGAGCGGCTCCATCTGCTCGTTGGGAATGCCGTAGAATTCGATCTGCTGTCCGCTCTCGATCAGAATGTCGTCGACGAAGAACCCGCCGGGCGCCGGGGTGGTGATCTCATAGCGCGGCACCGTGCCGGCATCCTCGTACTGCCGCAGCAGCTCGAGCATCTGCTCGTGCGCCTGGCGCCGCCCCTCCAGCACGGCTGGCGCCACCGCCGGGGCGGCGCCTCGAGCAGAGCCATTATTCGCCGCGGTGAACTCCGCCAGAGCCTGCGCAAGTACGCGCGCAAAGTCCTCCGGCGCGCGCGCCGCGACGCCCTCGGTGACCTCGTCATAATCGGCCATCGCACTCAAGCCGCGGCGGTGTAATTTGCAGGATAAAAGGTGTACAAATCTTCCGCCAGCCCAATGCCCGAGAAGATGCTGCCGCCGGTGAACGGGCCGCCGGTCACCGCATAGTTGAGCCGGATGAAGCGCGGCAGCGGGGTGTTCTGCAATACCCGCCACGGCCAATCGATCGGGAAGATCCGACCCGGCGCGACGATGCCGCTGGCCAGCACCGGGCCGCTCTCGGCGTAGGTCGTCCACGTGCCCGGAACATTCGAGCCGTTGTCGGGCGCCCCCTGGAACTGGATGTTGAGCGAGGCGGTGCCCGGCGCCAGCGCCACGGTGATGAAGTTTGCCAAGGTCGGGATGGCCGCGCCCGGCCCGGTGCCGAGGTCCTCGCCGAACACCCCGCCCGCCGAGATTCCGATGCGGTTGGTCGAAGCATTGCCCGAGCCGACGCCCAAGAGGTCGACAATGTGGGAGCTGGCGCCGCCGGCAGTGATCAAGTCGCCCGGCGGTGCCGCAGTGAAGTAGAGCGTGCTGTCGAGTATCATCAGACCACCCTCGCCTCGGTATTCAGCAGGACGTCGCAAACCCGTATTGGGATACCTCTAAAGCTGGTTACCGGCTCACCAGCGTAGTCTCTTGGTCCTAACAATACGTTGCGATCTCTTATCGCTTGGAGATCGGCATATTCGCGACTTGTCCTATTCATGTAGATGGCCGGCCGGATGCCGGGGGCGGGTTCGCTGGGCGCATCGGTCTTGACGATGCCCGACTGGTTGCGCGCCATCTTCGGCAGCCGCACGACGGCTTTCGACAACAGCGCGAACAGATCGGCCGCATTGGCCCCGGCCAATCCGGCCGCGGTCACGTCGATATTGGCAATGCGCACCGCGTAGCGCCAATCCTTGACCGCCAAGCCGCATTCGTGGCGGAACCAGCTGGTGTAGGCCTCGAACCGGTTGCCGGCGGCGTCAAACCCCGGCACCACGTCGCCCTTGTCCTCGAACGTCAGCCCGGCCTTGGAACCCTTCGGAAAGATGCCGAAAATGGTCTCCTCGCCCCAGCCGACCAGCCAGATCGACGTATTGGCGTTGGCGGTGCCGAGCCCGTCCATGACATTGAGCGCATTGTTGGCGTTGGCCAGGCTGACGGTGTTGTAAAGCGGGCTGTACCCGGTGAACTGCGAGGGGCTGACCGTCGAATTGCCGTAGAACAACGTCACCGCGACCTGCTGCGCGAGCCCCTCGAGAAAGGCGTTGTCCTCGCTGTAGCGGAACTTTGCGACATTGCCCGACATCTCGGCCAGCTTGCGATCGATCTGCGAATACGCTTCAAGCATGCCGGTGCCGACGGTGACCTGCGCCGTCGTCGATTTGCCATACGGCACGCCCTGATAGAGCGAGCGCCAGGTGCCGCTGGGGATCGAGGTGCGCAGGGTCATCTTGTGCCCGGTGGCGAGGTTGCCCTCGATCCACATCATGTCGTCGTAGACCTCGTTGGCTTGCGACATCATCTCGGCGATGTCGTCGATCTCGCCCTGCGGATCCGTCCTTCTGGCCCAATCGGCCAGACTCAACCAGGCGCCAGTTGCCATTGCTACCTAACCTCTCGCATCGTCGAATAGCGCCGCCCGGGGCCGTCGTCGGCCTGCGGCGGCTGCGGGTTGGCGGCGACCAGACGCGGCGCCGCCAGTGCCGCCGCGACATTCGCCAAAAACCGGATGAACGCCGGGTGGTCGCCAATCCCGGTGTGATTGATCGCGGCGATAAATTCGGCGCGCTGCCGGTCGTTACCAGCGAAACGGTCGCGCACTGCGGCGGCCTGCTGCAGGGTGGTGCCCTGGCGATTGCCGCCGATCTCGGGGTCGGCATAGAAGGCGTCGCGCCATTCCCCGCGGGTGCGTTCGAAAACCTCGTGCTGGCCGCGCTGGATGCGCGCGATCTCCTGGACCGCAAGATCCATCAGCGCCTGGCCGCGCTGCTGCGGGGTGAGTTCGGCGGCGCTGATGATGCGGTTGAGCTCGCCGATTTCAGCTTCGCCGACCTGCACTCCGTCCGGCACGGCATAGGGTTCGAAGACCGGCGGCTGTGGGGTTTGCGCCTCGCTGACCAGCGAGGGTTGCAAGGTCGACGGAAGCGGCTGGGCGGCCTGATCTGGCGTTGCTTCAGGCGGCTCGGGAGCGCTCGGCGGCGGGGCCGGCCCAGGCGGGACTGGAGGCGAAGCCGGTTCGGGTGTGACAGGCGGCGCCGGCTCGGGCACCCCTGGCGGCGGCGGCGCGACCGGTGGTTGCGGATCAGCCATTTTCCTGCGCCATCAGAACATATTGCTCGGGAGCCACGCGCATGACCTGCGCCAAGAGGGCCAACCCGATATTGCGCTCACCGAGGCAGAATGCGGTTGCATCGGGTTGCCCCGGAAGGAACCGGTTTTCAAAGATATGGCAGGCGACGAGTTGGTCCCAGATCCACGCACGGCCGACCGGGTCGCCGAGCACGCGCGCTAGAAAATCGTCCTGCTGCTGGTCGCGCAAGGCGGCGAGCTCGCGCCGCCGCTCGACCTGCTCGGCATCGTCGGCGTTGTAATCGCCTTCCGAAAGACGAGGCGCTTCAAGGATATCATCGAATCCCCGCATAAACCGCAGCGTGACACGGGAGTTAGTACAAAAGTCAAGAGAAATCGCGTAGCTAGTCTTCAGTCGAAAATAATATTTCTGTGACGCGCGAAAGAAATATTATTATTTGGCTTCAGTGTGGCTGGTTGCGGTCAGCCGGCATGACGTAGAGGCTCTGCAGCCCGCCCCGCCGCCGCGCCAGCGCCAGCACCTTCTTTTGCTGCGCGGCATACATCGCCGCCAGCTGCAGCCAGCCCGGGTCGCCGCGCCAGTGCGCCAGTTGTCTACATGCCCCTTCGGCTTCTTTTAAACATTGCTGGAGTTTTGAAAAGATCTCAGATTCGGTTAGCATAATAATCAACCGCTTCCTGATAGGTTTCCCCCTTACGGATTACCCGCGTGCTCAAAACATTCCGACCAAGCCCCAATTTCCGCTGAGCCTCAGCAACAGGCACGCGCTCTCCTCCGACAACAACAAGTACTGCCGATCGTGAATTTGCCATTTGTTCATACCGTGTCGACCACAGGCAGTTCCACAAAGCATAGGGGCCATTGTTGTCGCGGCGATCCAGCGACTTGCCCGGCGGACGCGAGCCCATGTCGCGATAGAACGCGGCAAACGAGTCCCGCCATTCCTCACAAACCGTGATCCCTCTGGCGCCATAACGACAGTACCCCGGAGCATTCGGGTTATAGCACCGCTGCTTCATTGCAACCCATAACTTGTATTCTTTGAGAGCCCGGCTCATTCCATGAGTTCTCTTCGCAGCGGGGCCTAGAGCCCGCGCTTCCTCGCGGGTCACCGCCCCATCCCGGGCGCCGCGGCGCCGGCTCCAGGCGGCCCGGCACCACCGCCGGCGCCCGTGCCGAGCATCGCCGCGAGCGCGTTCTGGCCGCCCCCGACATCGACCTGACTGAGCGTCTGCGCACCCTGCACCGCGGCCTGCGAGGCCGCCACCGCGGCGGCCTGCTGCTGCTGCTGCGCCCGCGCCCCGCGAAGCTGCTGCAATGCTTGAGGCGTTCTCAAAATGCGCCGCGTCACGTTGAGCAAATCGGCATATTCCCGCACCAGCGCATCGGGATCGACCAAATCCTTGGCCTCGGGAAACGCCGCCGCGAGGTTTCCCACAGTGGCCATGAAGCGCTCGATCCCGCCGGTCGCCGCGGCGCGCTGCGCCAGCGCCATCTCCGAGACGTATTCGGCCTGCAGCGGCAGGTGGCGCAACCCCGGCGGCACCGGCGGCAGCAGTCCCTTGCGCTGCATGATGCCGAAAATGCGCGCGATCGCGGGCGACGCCGCCTCCGACTGAAACCGCTCGATCACCGGCCCCAGCATCTGGATCTTCTCGCCCTTGCGTTCGTAAATCTCGAGCTCGTTGCGCGGCTGCACCCCCTCCATCTGCGAGATCATCAAAAAAATGTCGGTGAAGAAGGTGCGGTTGATGCGGGCCTGGATTGCCTCGATCTTCTTTTCCATGCCGGTCAAATCCGGCATCACCTCGTAGATCGGCCGCATCCCTTTGCCAGGCTCGACGCTGGTAACGTAGGTCACCTGGCCCGGCAGGGTCGACGATGGCTGGTTCTTCAATTCCGCCCCAGCGAGCAACGGCGGGCGCACCTGCTTCTCGATCGCCTCGGCCTCGCGCCGGGTCATCAATTGCAATTGCATCACATCGGGCAGCGCGTCCATGCCGGGGCTGCGCCCGTAGGCGTCGTTCGACGTCGTCGCCCAGCGCGGCGCAATAAACGCCTGCTCGGTAAACCCGCGCAGGCTCAGCGCCCGCTCGTTTTGCTGCCCCCACACCCAATAAACTTCGCGCCACGTAAAGTCACCCCCATTGGCGCCATTGGGGAGCACCGCGCCGCTCGATCCATCACGCCGCCGGATCGGGAAGTTGGGCTCGATCGCCTGGGCAATGACCCGTTCGGTCTCGAGCGCCGCGCCTTTGGTTTCCCACAACGTCTTGATGTCGGGCGGGCAATTGTTCAATCCGAACATCTCGACGGTTTGCGCAACAGTCAGCGTGAACAACCGGAACAGGCTTTCGACCCGGAAGCTCGACCCAGCCGCAAGAAAGTATTCTCCAGCACAGGGATTGTAACACCGGATCACATCCTCTTCGTCCTCGTAAACGATGACGACGGCGGTCCCAAAAATCACCAGATCCTCGAACATCTGCGCGAAAGCATCATAGAAATTGCTCTCGGCCATGACCGCGTACATGCGGTCCTCGACCTGCTCGAGCCATTCCATCGATTGATTGTCGAGCTCGGGCCCCTGGTTGCCCATGCCGGCCGTCAGCTTGAACCACGGCCGCGACGGCGAGCACAGGCCGCTCATCATGCCGCTGGCGCACACCCGCATCGCCAGCGTGGCGGTCCCGTCGACGATCTCCTGATTGATCGGGAAGCCGCGGGTCATTGTATTACTTGTGATTAACCAATGATAACGGCGCGGAGTTAAGTAACGGGCAAGCAATGCCCAGTGTTCCCACCAGCTAAGGCGCCAACTTCTAAGCATAGACAGTCTAGCTTCTAAGTGGGCATATAAGTCACCCCACTGCGGATCGCTGCGGAACGGTAGGATGCGCGCCTCGCCCGGCTGCGCCGCCAGCAAGGTCGGCGACGCGCGCTCGTAGAAGGCTAAGGCTTGCTGCGAGCGCGCCATCTTACGAACCGAGCAGCGTCTTCTGCTGCACCGCCGCCGGCTCAGTCAGCCCCTGCGGCGTCGTCATGATCGTGCCGGCGGCACCCGCTCCGGCGGCGGCCCGCGAACGAGCGAGCTGCGATGCGCCCGCCGCCGCGACGCTCGCATCCGCCGCGGTCGGCGGGCCCGGCGGCGGTGGCGGCGGCGGCGGCGCAGCCGGGGTCTTCGCGCCACCACCAAACAAAGCGCCCATGTCCGTGCCCTCCAAAAGTCCCCTAGGAAGCCCGTAGGCGCATTTTGCGCCCGCGCCGCTACCTAAGCACCCAAAAACCCAAACCCACCATCAGGCGGCCTCCGGGCGCGTCCGCTGGGCCATCTATCGCGGGTAGCGGCGCTCGTCGCGCGCCGCTATCGGCCGCGGCCACAACTCGGCGAGCGGATCATAATCTACCCGATGGCGCGGCGCACCCTGCGCGTGGTCCTGCTTCGCCAAGACCGGAAACGCGAAGGTCAACGCCAACGCATCGGCATGATCGGGCGAGAACCCCAGCCGATCCTTCAACCCTTCCTTGGGTTCGAGGATCAGCTTGTCGCGCTTGAAGCTGTAGGTCGTCGAGGTCAGCGCCTGGGTCAGCTCGGGCGCCTCGGGCAAGGCGCCGCCAGCCCGGATCCAGTCGACCAGCTCGAAATACATCTCGGCGCGCTTGTTCTCGTAGCGCGCGTCGAGCGGTTTGTCGGCAAACCCGACCGGCACCGGCTCCCGGCCCAACTGGCGCAGCTGGTCGATCCAGCCGGCGCCGTAGCCGCCGGAATTGTCCACAAAACAAGCGTCGGCATCCCAGTCGCCCCATTTGCGCGCCACCAGCCCGCCGCCTTGCAGCGAGTCGATGTTACGCTGCACGATGGCTGGCCAGGCAACCAGCCCCTGACGCGGAAAGATCACGCTCGCGTCATCGCCGTAGCGCGCCACATCGACGCCGAGCACGCGCGCCGCACCGGCATAATCGGCCGGGCGGTAATGCCGCCGCATCGCATCGGCGACCTCGTCGGGCCCGATCAGCGTGTTGATGCTGGCCGGCGGGAAGCGGCCGAAGATGTTGATCAGCACCCACGGGCTGTCGGCACCGTACTGGCGGATCTGCTCCCTGGCATGGTCGGCCGAGATGCGCGGCGAGCGGTGTGGGTCGTCGGGATCGCCAGTGATCTCGACGACATGCCACAGATCGCGCGAGCTGGAGCAGGCCCGCCACAGCGGCCCCTCGAGGTGCGTCGGGTTGCCGGCCTGCACGATGTGCCCCTCGACGCATGAGCTCAGCGCCGACTCGGCGGTGACCATCACCGCGTCCGGGATGCCGCCCGACTCGTCGAGCAGGAACAGCACGTAGTCGGCATGCAGCCCGGCCAAGGTGTCAGCCTGCTGCTGCCGATCCGCCGATTGCGACCACGACCGCGCCGTCATGAACCAGGTTTCGGGGTGGTCGTTGGCGAAAATGCGGGTCTTCGTCCAGGTGAATTTGGCCTTGAGCAATTCCGAGCGGTCGCGCCACTTGGCGAGCTCGGCCCATAAATTGTCGTCAAGGTTCTTGCCCGAAATCGACGTCGCGGCGCATTTGGGTTGCGGCCGGGTCAACAGAAAATTCCAGCCAAGCCACGCCATGCAGGCAGTTTTCCCCGGGCCTTTGCAGGCCTTCATCGCCAGCCGCGGGCTCGCCGGGAACGCCTCGAGCGCCTGCTCCTGCCACGCGTCCGGCTCGACCCGGAACAACTGCCGCACCATCCTCGCCGGATGCAACCGCCAGTCCGCCAGCGTGGAAGAGGCCTGGCCCTCAACCCCATTTGGCTCAGCTGGCATCGGCGCCATTCGGCTTAGCCGGCGCCTGCTCGAGGCTGCGCAGGACCAACTGCTCGAGGGTTAGGCCAGTCTCGACGCTGGCGGTCATCGCGGAAAGCCGCGGGCGTTCATAGGGCGCGGCCGCACGGGCGGCGTCGAGCCGCAACTCGATCGGCTGGCGACCGTCCCGGTAGACCAGCTGCAGCAGGGCGAGCGCGTCGCCGGCAAACGCGTGCGACCCGAGCGCATCGACCATCTGCTCGGCGGCCGCGGCAAGCGCCCGCTCACGCGCCACCGTTCGCCGATTGGGCGAGCCTTTCCGCGAGCCGCCACCCGTCTTTACGCCACGCGCCATGGCGCTTTATGGCATTTTGCGAGGCGTGCGTCATCTGCGCCCTATTGTCATTCATTCCGCAGCGATCTGCGCGAACATGCCCGCGTCGTCGCGCACCCGGCGCTCACTCATTGCGGCATAGCTGGGCGCCAGTTCGATGCCGATACAGTCGCGGCCGAGCTGGTCGGCTACCAGCGCCGTCGTGCCGCTGCCGAGGAAGGGGTCGAGGACGGTTGCGGGCTTAGTCAGCGGGATGGTCCAATGACCATTATGCGGCACGGTCAGCCGTTGCCGCATCGCAGGAGCAGGAGGGGCGCCAGCCGATGGTCTGCGCTTCTGTCGTGCCGCGCGGGAAACCTTCCCAAGAATTCGACTCGTCCATGGGCTTTTGATCGAATGCGCCCCGCACACCCCGCTCTTGATTGACGTCGGTCTGCGGTGTGAATTTCTTCTCTACCACCCGCACATACGGCGCGAGACACTTACTGCAGCATCCCCTAGCGCTGGTGCCGGCGAGGATGGCGCGGCGCGGGATCTCGCTGACGAAGGTGGCGAAGTGCGCCTCGGGGAAGGGCTCGGGGCCGAGCGTCCAGACGTTGCGCATATTTCGCTTGCTGGTTATACGAGATCCCAACGAAGGCACTCGATCAGCATCAGCTCCGCGTTGTAGGTAACTTTCGCCTCGCTGCGAGCTACTTTCTGTTTCCATTTCGGCAATAAAGCCGCCGCTTCTAGTCTGCTCTTCAGTTTTGCGTCTGCCCGTTCTTTCGCAGCCATAATTTCCGCCTGATTTCGGACCATTGTTAGCTCCCGAGTTGTTTTGAATGCCACGCTGATTCTTGTATCGATCGCCGGTTCGGAACTCGAATTGCCCGCCGTGTCCGTTGTCTTCCGCCTCTTCCTTCACCGCCTCAGCATCGTAGAAATACCGGGCTGATTTCGTCAGCAGGAACACCTTTTCGTGCGCGCAGGTCGGCCGGTCGGTGCACGATTCCGGCATCGGGGCCTTCTTCGCCCACACGATCTCGCTGCGCAGCCACCAGCCATCGGCCTGCAATGCCAATGCAAAGCGCGCCGGTATCTGCTGCAACTGTTTATTGGCGAAACTGTCGCCCAGATTCACCCAGCAAGTCGCATCGCGGCGCATCACGCGCTTAACTTCGGCGAACACCTCGACCAAGTGCGCAATGAACAACTCCGGCGTCGGCTCGAGCCCGAGGTCGCCGCGCCATGCGCCACAGTGGCAGCAGAAGCCCCGCTCTTTGATTTCGCGGATAGGCTCGCGATGCTCGGCGGTCACAGCATTGCGGATGCCGGCGGCGAGTTGCGGCCCTGAATTGGCTTGGCTCCAGTTGCCTTTTCCGATCTCGGTGCCGATCTGCTCCATTTGAAAATCGTGTCGACAATCCTTACCGCCGCCCCACACCTGCGGCTCTGTGCCGTATGATCTGAGGCCGTAATAGGGCGGCGATGTAACGACGCAGTGCACGCTCTCATTCGGCAGATCAGCGAGCCGGGCGAGAACATGACCGACCAGCACACGAACGCTCATGCCGTGGCGACCGGGCCGCTCATGATTTGTCCCTGCTCTGCAACCGCCGCAGCCGCTTGTAGCGGCGCTGATAATCATTGTAGCGGGTCCGGTTGCGCTGCCGCCAGTGCCGCATGTAGGCAGTGCTGTGCGGCTGCTCGCGGCGTTCGCGCTGGCGTTCGCGTTCTTGCCGGGTGAAGTCGCGCAATTGCCGGATCAACGCGTCAGCTCCGGTGGTCACGCTGCGATCTCCCGCAGCAGCTCTGCCGGCCGCGGCTTTTGGTACAGCCGCGCGGCGTGCGCGGCGCACCACGACGAACCCGCCAGGCAGACCTCGCCGCAATAGGCCCAGCCGGGCTCGGCCGGGTCGCCGGCGATCCACCGGCACCCGGTCTGCCGCACCTGCGGCCAGTTGAGCCGCGCCTCGAGCTGCGCCAGTAGCGGCACCGCCGGCTGCCGACGGCGGTGGACAATCCCGGCGACCGCGTTCTTCGTCGCTCCGAGCTCGACGGCGATCTGCGTATAGGTCACCCCCTGCGCGGCGAGCTGCAGCGCCCGCGCGACGCGCTCCGCCGGCCATTGCGGGCTGACTGGCCGGACCGGCGACCATGGCCGGCCGCCGCGGCGCTTGCGGCGGTAGAGGAAATTGGCGACCGCGGCGGTGGTCGTGCCAAGCTCGCGCGCGATCGCCACGGGGCCCAGAGCCTGCGCCCGCAATTCGACCACCCGGGCGATGTCCTCGGCGCTCCACCAGCGCTGACGGGCGGTCATTTCCGCGGCCCTGTCAGCCTGCGGATCTGGAAGCGCCGGATAAACGCCGGATAATTTCCCTCGGAAACCGTTCTGGACCGTCTTGGCTGCCCCGCCGGATAATCCCACCCTTTAGGGTGATTATCCGGCGGCAGCGGTCCTCCACGAGGCGAGGGCCGCCGGATAAACGCCGGATAATTCTTACCGGAAATCGGCAAAATGGCGGATTTGCTCGATTCTGCCCGCCGGATAATTGCCGGATAATGTCGATCCGGCGCCGGATAATTCATCCGGGCCTCCCGATCACAAAAAGTCCGGTCTGCTCCTCGCGTTGCACCGGGTCGCGGTATTTGTCGAGCTTCAGAAAGTGCCGATCCTGCTTGCCGCTGAGCCAGGTGTTGATGATTTCCCGGCACTGCGTATCGTTGAGCTCGGGGAAAGCGTCCTTGACGGCAGGCGAGACGGCCCGATCGGTCGCTTTGGCGTGGGTCGTGTAGCGGCGCCCCGGCTGGGGTCCGGCGTCGATGGTGTCGAGCAGCGCGTTCGCGCGAGAGGCGGTGGCGATTTTCCACAAATCGACGGGCTGCCAACATTCGACCGTCTGCACTTTATCGCCATTGGGGTAAAGTGTCGTGCCATTGCCGACGTCGACGCCTATGAGCTTGAACCATTTGGCATTTTTAGCCGGCGGCGCAATATTTACCTTGGCCGAGTCCATACGGATCAGCAAGCGTCTTTCGTCGTCGTCTACATTGAATTGGGCAGCCTCGTCGGCAGTCATCTTGGTCAATGTGTAGACCAGTCTGCCGGCATCCTTTACGGCACTGGCGCCGCGGCCGATATCGGCATTGCCGGGATCGGCCTGCCCGCCCTTGCGGGTGTGATGCGGGAAGTCGACCGCAATGTGATGGCGGGCCGCGATGTCACTGAGGATTTCAGCGACCATATCGAGTGCGTTGTTGTCGTTTTCCTGAACCCCGTGGGTCTTGATCAGCGGATCCAAAATGACCAGGTCGACACCGCGTCGAACAATCGTCTCCTCGAGTGCGGCGCCAAGTTTTCCGGGAATGGTGTCGCCGTTCCGGCGCTGCTTGGCGAGCTTCAAATCGCTGCGTGAGACCGCGGCGAGAAACAGGTAATCCTTCGTGTCGGCCTTGGTCAGCTTATAGTGAAGCTCGGCCGCCTTCACGCGCCGTCGCAGCTCGTCCCGAGAGTCCTCGAAGCACACCAGCAACACGCGGCAGCGATCAAAGACGTGCTCGCCGATCAGCGGCCGGCCGGTGGCCAGGGAGAGCGCGCAAGCAATACGCAAGGCGGTTTTGCCGCTGGCGCCGTCGCCGAGCAGCGCGGAGAGAAATTCGCGGCAATAGAGGTTGCCGAGCAACCAGCCGCGCGGCGGGATCGGCTCGTCGTCGTCGCCATTGTCCCACTCACCGAGGTCGATCGGCGGTTCCGGCTGCGGTTGCCGCTTCGGCGATGATGTTTGTTGAGTGTTCTGGTGTTGGCGCTTGTACGCGTCGTTGAGGCTGTTGTAAGCGGTGGTTCGTCCTAGCATTTTAACTCCCCCAATGATCGTAAGCCGCTTCTGACGTCGGTCGGCGGAAAGTGACCGGCGGCGGTTTTTCGGGCGGCTTCAGCACCTGCTCCAGTTCAAGCTGATGTGCCCGGTCTTCGGCCTGCCAGCCGTGGTCGAGGCACCACAGCACCCGGCGGCGTTCCTCGGCGCTGCCGAGCAGCACCACTCCTTCGCAGCCGGACTGCAGCCAGCGCAGCACCGAGCGGTGGACGAGTTGCGCAAAGGGTTCGTGCAGGTCGACCGCGCCGAGCCAGGTGGCGTTGCCGCAGCGCCGGTGCATCGTGTTGGGATGACGCGGGCACCAGGAGACCAGGTCGATCAGATTACCGAAACGCACCCACAGGTCGGGACGCGCGGTCAGCGGCGTGTCGGGATAGTGCACGCAAACCGGCGTAATGTAGGCGAGCTCGCCCGCCGGGTCGGGTTCGAACAGATCGTCTTTGCCGGTAAACCGGATCGGCGCGATCCCGACGAGCTGCGCGAAGAACAGCATCGGCGCCGAAATGCCGAGCTCGTCGCACAGCTCGGCGCCGTCGGCCTCGACCAGGTTGGCGAACGCCTGCGCCATCTCGGCGGCAAGCTGAGCGGTTTTCATTCTCCTCTCTCCGGGTTGCGACCCGGCGGGAGAGCGGCCCGAAATTCGGCGCAAAGGCGCCCGATCGCGGAACATAAATTTTCCGCTTGCGGACGATCTGATTTTCGAGGAATATCTCGCCTGCCACGGCAGAGATATTCCCCGGCTTCGTGCCGGATCACCGGCCCGCCCTCCTCCCAGGCGGGTCTTTGATTTCTGGGTCTTGGCTTCCCTTCACTCGCTTCAATCCGCGCCGCGCAAACGGCGAAGCGCGAGTGTAGCGCCTCGGCGGCGTCGAGTCGCGCCTGAGGGCGCTCCAGGGCGGAAATAATTTTCGGGCGTGGAATATTTTCCATGCGCAGCTCCCTGTGGACAGATCCCGGAAGCGGTTGCGCGGTCAGCGAAATTCAGGATATTCGGACGCAATTCGAGCGTCGCGAAAAATTCGCTTGCAAAATCTCCGAAAATTTCCGAAATAATCGGGTGCCGGCCCGGATTATTTCGGTCCTCTTCAGAGGATGTGCGCAGCCCCCCTTCCGGGGGGTTGTGTATTTTCAGGGGTGATTTTCCGAGGTAGCCGCCCTCCCCTCAGCCCGGACCAAACCGCCAGCATAAAACCGTCACGGGCCGCCCGGCAACAAGCACGAATCGAGAACTTGCGCCGATCAAGCGACGAGGCGGTGGTCCCTGAGTGGCAGCCCCCAGGCGCGGACCTGCGCCAGCATCTCGTCGACGCTGTGGGCAACCGCGACCGCGGCGCCGGCGGCGCGCAGTTTCGGAAATACCTCCTCCTGCCCTTCGAGGATGCGCGGCGCCCCGCGCCGGGTGCGCACAACGCGTGTTTTCGAAAGCCGGCCGCCCCGTCGACGTTTTAATTCGATCCCAAATACCAACCCTTGGAAAATCAAAAATATGTCGCAGAGGCCGCGCTTGAGGCCGATGCGCGCCAGGCGCGCGGTCTGCGCCCCCGACAATTTGACGTGGCCGACCGGCATCGAAAACCAAAATGCCGGAGGCAGCAAGAGCGCGTTCAGGGCTGAAGCGCATGCTTCATGAAGATCAATTTCGAGCGGTTCGGCGACCGTGAGGCGGAAGGGACGTGTCGGCATTTGAGGACCTCGCCGGGGGGAAAGCGGGGTTCCCCATTCGTACTGTAGCGCGAGGCTGCCCGCAAGCGCCGAGGCTGGCGGGCGATTTTAATATTTTAATACCAGATATTGTGTTTTAATATTTTCGGTTGCAGGTTTTTTGGGTTCCGCGCCACAACCTCTGCGAGTGTCCCGCGAAAAGCAACATCCGGGACAGTTAATTTCCGGTCGCAGAACGGATGTTATGGAAAATCGCCGACCTCCTCGGCTCGTGTCGTGAATAATGGGTGAATAATGCGTGAAGGCGGCGTGAAGGCGGCGCGATGTCCGTCACGTTTTTCCCGCCAAGTATAACGCCTGCGGCGTGAAATTCATCAAATGTTCGGTCCCGGCGCCGCGTGTCGTTAACCCTATTCGCGGTTGACACGGCTTGCCTTGAAACGAAACTGTCACCGAAAAGAGCAAATACGGCCACGATCGAGAGGTTTCGCGATGGCCATGCGCGGAAACGAATTTATCCGGGTGGAGCTCGACCTGCCGGTGGCGGTGGCCGAGATGCTGGTCGCGGTCGGCGCGGCGGCAGCGGCCGCACTCGACCCCGATGCGGCGGACCAGCGCGCCGATCAGGTCGCGGCGCTGGCGGCAGCGGCAATCGTGGCGATCGCCAATGGGGTGCGGCAAGGACTGGGGGGCGAGATGCCGCCGGTCGAACCGCCGCCTGTTGAAAACGCCACCCAGCAGAGCCGCATCATCGCCGACGTGCTTGCCGCCGCCGCTGCGGGCGAAGAGTTGCGCGTGAAGGACATCGGCGAGCGCCTCGCGGCGGCCGGCGCCGACTGGCGGCGGGCGCGCCTCAACAGCGCGCTGTGGTGGGAGGCCCACAAACCCAATGGCCGGCTGCGCTCAACCCGGCACGGCTATTACCGCCTCACGCCAAAGGATGGTGATGATGTCTGACGATCAACAAGAGGTCTTGCGGCGGATCCTCGAAGAACTGGTCGCCGAAGCGCTGCGCGAGGGCCTGCTGCGCGGCCCGGCGTACCTGGCGCACGATCTCGTCGTCGGCATCATGCAGCGGCTCGCCGCCGCCGGTCTCGAAATCCGCCGGCGCTGATTTTACGCCCTCGCCGAATTGCCGCTCCGCCGGTTGCGGCTGCCGAGCGGCCGGCCGCGGCGCTTAGGTGCTTCCGGGTCGGGAATGCGCGACTGCGCCAGGGCTTCGGCGCCGACGTTCCAGCCGCCGTCCCACACCTGGTGCAGGTAGCTGCCCGGCGTCCACGGGTTCTGGTCGCGCGCCCGCCCTGCTTTGCCGGCGGTATGCCCAGCGTCCGAGACTTGGTGCGCCTGGTGCTCGGAGACCGCGGCCTCCTCGGCCGCGAGGCGGGCCTCGCAGTCCTCACCATTGGCGGCGGCGGGAAATCCCATCGTCGACTGGTAGCCCAACGGCTTGCCGAGCCATTCGAGGTTGCGGCGGTATTCGCGGTCCTCGGCCTCGCGCCGCTCGCCCGATTTCTCGGCCTCCTTGCGGGCCCGGTCGAAAGCGTGCAAGTTCAGACCGGCGCCCTTGATGCGCGCCCTCAGATCCTTGCGCATGCCGACCGCCTCGGCGACCGCCGCGTCGACGTCGGTGTATTCATCAAAAAATGCGAGAAAGCTGGCTTTGGTGACGTTCCCGTCGCTGTCGCCGCTGGTGGCTGCTTGCATGGACGCCTCCGGGGGCAGGGGAAATGAGGCCACGGCAAGACTAAGCGCGCGAGCTCGACAAGGGCAAGAGGGTTAAGGACGAATTTTGCACTGTCCTGGATATTATCGTCCGAATATTATTTTCTTGCGCGAGATTAAATATTATTTTTTCCGGGGCCGGCCGCGGCCCCGCGGCACCGGATAGATGTCGGGGCGCAATTCATGATGAGGAATGCCGAAGAGCCGATGGATTGTCGCGACGTACTTCAGCGGCACCATCTTCCACATCATCACCGCGGAGCCCGTGATGGGCGGATCGAAAAGCTTGCCGAGCGCCGTAAATCCGCCGGCCTCGGCGACGGCAATTTCGATGCCAGGGTGGCGGTCGCGCTTGCTTCGCATCTGCCAAAAAATAAATCAAACTACCGCGATAAGGCAACCCCATGGTAAGCTAGACCTTATGCCCGGCGTCGCCACCAAATCCGACATCAAGCTGCTCGCCGGCAAACTGACGCTGTTGATCTGGGCGGTCGGGCTCAACGCCGCCGCGATGATTACGATGCTGGTCTGGTAGATGGCTCGCCTGCCGCGCCTGCCGCCGAACATCGCCCAGCTGCAGCGCGGCGTCCGACATCCGGCGTGGCCCGAGCCGGGTTGGTTCAAGCTACGCTTGGCGCGTCGCGGGCCGTGGATTCCGGCGCTAATTTGGCAGCCGTGCCCGATGGTGGAGCCGTTCGAGGCCTCCGACCCGGCGGACTGGTGCTGCCCAACCGACCCGTGGCGCGGCCCGCGCTGGCTGCGCGCTACTATCGGTGATGACGAGGTTGATCCACTCGACGTTTGGGCTCGCGGGCAGAAGATCACCGCTCAAGAGTATTATTGGCGGCTCGCCGTGCGCGCCTGGGCCGTCGCCGAGGCGCCGCACGAGCCCGAAGCGAGCCCGCGTCAACCGATCAATTTGAGCCGCCAGCCGGCGCTGTTCTAGTGGGCCGCCGGCTGCGGCGCCGGCGCTGGAACTTGAATGACAATCGGCGGCGGCACTGGTTGTGAACCGATCTTGTACCCGAGAAAACCAAAAATCGCTGCCACCGCGACCAGCGCCGCAACAATGGTTTTCCACGGTTCGATCCGGGTTAGCGTGACTTTGTACCGCGTATCCGCTTCCATGTTTTCGATGTGCGCCTTGCGCTCATCCTCCTCGCTATAGCTCATTATCCACATTATCACGGGTGACCTGCGGGGGAAATTAATTTCCGCTGCCCGCGTGCACGGAAATTGCATTAAATTCGGGCTCGCAAAATTTCCAGCAAAGTCGCATAAAATCTAGCCTTCGCCAGTTGCGCGCCAAGCCACATAATGCTAAGGTTCAGCTTAGGCTTGTCAGGAGACTTTCGATGGCAGAGACCGCAACCCCGATCCGGCCGGGCATTGGGCACAATTTGCCACCCGAAGAAATCATCGACCCGCAGGACCCGGAAATCCTGAGGGCCCGCCTCGGTCGCGACCACGCCGATCTGCTGCGCCGTTTCGTCGAGCTCGAGCAGGGCGCGGCGCGCATCCCGGCGGTCAAGACCGAGGCCGATGCGCAGCGGATCGTCGACTTCGTCGCGCAGCAATGCACACCGCTGAAGACCGAGGCGAAGCAAATTCACGACCGCGAGAAAAAGCCGTTTCTGCAATGCGGCAAGGTGGTCGACGAATTTTTCTTGCGCCGCATCGAGCGGTTCGGCGTTGTGGTCGCTCAAGTGAGCCAACACGCCGAATTATTCTACAAGCGAAAAAAAGTAGAGCAAAGACAACGCGAGGAGGAGCAGCGGCGCCGCGCGGCTGCAGAGGCCCATCGCGCCGCCGAGGAAGCCGCCCGGCTCCAGGTCGAGGCAAGAAAAACCGCCGCCACCGATCGCGCGGCGGCGGCTCGGTTAGGTGTAGAAGCGCAAGAAGCTGAAGAGCGGGCCGCGGTCGCTCAGGCGATTGTGGAGGCGCCGCCCGCCGCGACCAGGATTCACGGCGACTACGGCGCCGTCGCGTTCGAAAAGACCCGATGGCGGTTCGAGGTCGTCGATCCCACCCAGATCCCGCTGGGCTATCTGAAGCTAGATGACGACGCGATCAACGCCGCCATCGCTGATGGGGTCCGTGAGATCCCCGGCCTCGAAATATTCGAAGAGCACCAATTCCAGATCAGGCGGTGCTGAGCCATGAAAACCAATATCGCGATCCTGGTCAACATGTGCGACGTGGAAATCACGCCTACCGGAGATGTGCAATTCGCCGCGGTGACCGCGCTGATGGCGGCGCTCCGCGACGGCTGCCCCGGCGGCTGGACCGTCGCGGCCGACGCCGCCAACGGCGTCATTACCGTAACCCGCAACCCCAGCAGCGCAAAGGAGGCATCCCCCCATGCCTGACGGCGATCAGACCGTTGTAGCGATTCCCGAGACTCGACCAGATTTAATCAAACTCTCGCCGCCGCGGCTGCCGTGGCACCCCGACCTAAAGGAGCGCTTCGACATCGATGGCGCTCAATGGCGCGCGCTGATCGATGCGATCTGGCCCGCCGCCAAGAGCGTCGATTCAATCGTCAATGCGCTCTCCTACTGCAAGGCACGCCGCCTCGACCCGTTCAAGCGGCCCGTCCACATCGTGCCGGTGTGGTCACGGACGGCCAATAAGATGATTGAGACGATCTGGCCGGGGATCGGCGAATTGCGCACCACGGCGTTTCGCACCGGCCTCTATGCCGGGCGCGACAAACCCGAGTTCGGCCCCGACAAGACCATGGATCTGGGCGGCGTCGCGGTCACCTTCCCGGAATATTGTGAACTCACGGTGTACCGGCTCGACCGCAATGGCCAGCGGATGGCTTATCCGGGCCCGCGGGTCTACTGGCTGGAGAGTTATGCGACGGCGGCGCGCGACACGCAGGCTCCCAATGAAATGTGGCGGAAGCGTCCGCGCGGGCAGCTCGAAAAATGCAGCGAAGCTGCCGCATTACGCGCCGCCTTCCCCGAGGAGATCGGCAACGACTACACCGACGACGAGATGCGCGGGCAGGTCGTCGACCATGAGCCAGGCCCGCCGCCGCCGCGCCCACGCATGGAGGAATTCGCCGTAGCCGCGGCTCCTCAGACCGCAGGCGATACCGCAACCAGACCGGCCGCTGATGCAACACCGCGCCGCGGACGTGGCAGCCCTCGCACCAAGCCGGCGGCGCAGGCGGCGGAGCCCAACCCGCCGCCCGAGGACAAACCCTATTCCTTCGCCGATCATTTGGGCGAAGTGCACGAGTTCGTGGAGTTTGAAGAGGCGGTTGCCGCCTATGCCGACGTGCTCGCCGCCGTCGACAGCACGGCCGCGCTCGAAGCCGCCTGGGAGAACGGCGCGGCGCTGATCCAGGCCTTGCGCGACAAGGGGCATGGCAGCGCCGTCGACGCGCTCGTCCGGCAGTTTTCCGAGCTGCGCGCGGCGTTTGAGCCGGAGGAAGACGCACCGGAAGACGCACCGGAAGACGCACCGGAAGACGCACCGGAAGACGCACCGGAAGACGCCTCAAATGAGGCGGCAAAAAGTAACGTGGCATCTGCCGCTTACGACGTCGCGGTGCCGATGACCGGCACGGCGCAGGCGTGGTTTCAGCCTGCTCGCGCCAAATTGCGCGAGATGACCGAGGCCGGGCGCCCGCCGGTCGATTTCAAACGCTTCAGGGCGGAAAACGCCACGGCATTGGCGTTGCTCAAGAAGACCATGAGCGCGTGGTATGGGATCCTGGAAAAAATCATCGCGGCCGGCGAGACCGGGCCCGGATGACGGAAGTAACGATTCCGATCGCCGGGGTGCAATTCCACAGGGGCGCTCGCGAGACGCTGGCTTCGCTCGCCCCCGGCACGCGGCTCGTCCTGGTACGCGAGCCGGTGAACAAATACGATCCGCTCGCCATCGCGGTGTGGCTGCCGGCGCAGAAAGGGATCGAGCGCCGGAAGCTCGGCTTCCTGCCGAAAGCCCAAAACGTCGAGATCGCCTGGGCGATCGCTTCGGGCGTGGCGCTCGCCGCTACGTTCGCGGGGCACGACGAAGAGAACCGGCCCCAGATAATGATACGATGGCCGTGACCGAGGACGAGGAGCGGCAATTGAGGATGGAGCTGATGCGCGCGGACATTGAGAATAAACGCGCCGACACCGAATACAAACGCGGATTGCTCAATTACGAGCCCTGGAAGCTCATCCTTGCGGCATTTGGGGCTGGCGCTGCCTTGATGGCTGCGCTGACCGCTGTGGTGACGCTGCTGGTGGTCTACCTGAAATAAAACTAGCAGGCGCCATCGGGGGCGCCATCGGGGTACGAATCCGGGCGGCTCACCGCAACCATCGGCGCCACCATGGCCGGCGATCGGCGAGCATCACTCGGTCAAGCAGGCTCCGCAAATGCCGAATCGTTTCCTCCCGATCGGTTGCCAGGGCACGCCACAGCTCGACCTCACCCCGTAAGTCGGTGGCAGCGGCGGGAGTGTCCTTCTGTAACCCGTTGCCCTCCACGCTACCGATCATCGGGTAAACCCGGTGCAGCTCGGCGGGATCGATCCGATAGCTGCCGTCCTCGTTCTTCTCGGCGGAAACCCTGCCGGTCTTGATCGCCTTGGCGATCGTCGGCCTGGCCTTGCCGGTTGCCCGGGCGGCGTCGCCCAACGTGTAAGCCATGACTCCCCCTGTTCCAGTGCGCCACGAAGCAGCGGCGGCCAGGGGGAGTGACCGGGTTGCGTGGCATGGTTGCCATCCTCGCTTATCCGCCCATTTGCGTCACGCAAAAGGGGGCGCGGACACAAAAACCGGCCTGGCTTCGACTCCAGGCCGGCAAGTCGGGGAGGAAACCTTTAGCGGGTCGGCGTCGGCCGCCGCCGCCCCCGCAGCAACCGCCTCCGCTCGCGTGCGGAAATGCCTGCCGACACCGGCGGCGGTTCCGGTGGTGGCTCGTCCGCAGGCGCGGCTAAGGGACTGGCTTGGGTTCCGGGGTCGGGGGTAACCCCTGGTCCGGAGCACCCGGCGGTGGCCACACACCGGGAGGAACTGGGAGACCGTGATCGGGGTGGCCGGGATGGAAGATCGGCGGCGGCCAGACACCGACTGGCGGTTGCGGCCAGACGCCAGGAGGTGATCCGCCAGGGGGCTGTGGCCACACACCGGGAGGCGGCCCGCCAGGGCCGATCGGATAGGTTGGGAAGCCTGGACCTTGACCTGGCCCGCCCCCAGGCGCGATCGGATGCGCCGGATAGCCGGGACCGGGCCACACTCCAGGAGGATAGTAGATGGGCGGCATCGGCTGACCACCGCCCATGATCGGCGGCATCGATCCGACCGGCGGATAGTAGATCGGCGGCATGATCGCAACCGGTGGCGGCCCGACGTTGATCGGCTCGACGACGACGAGATAGGTTTGTGCCATTGCGTTTTTCGCTCCTCTGGGGGATGCCGGTTGAAGAGGAAGACCCGCGTACCGGCACAGCGCGGAAAGGAAGAGAGCCTGAAGTCGCGCGGCTGAACAAGTCTCGGATGCGCTGACTTGATGAATTTTTTGCAGTTAATATTTCCCGGCGCGACTATTTCGGATATTGCATTTTCCGACGGGCGACGACGTCGTTGCCGGTAATTGGGCAAGACGCTATCTTCTAGATCACCCTTCGCCGCTTCGGCGGCGCGGATTGAAACGAGATCTCCTTTCCGGGAGCGGATTGAAACAAACGCCATGAAAGCATTGCTCGCCGTTGCCGTCATCGTCTGCGCCCCCTTGCTTTCGCCAGCGGGGCTTTCGCCAGCGGGATCCGCCCGCGCCGACGAGATCTTTTTCGGCTCGTTCGCGACGCCCGCAGGATGCGCCTCGATCGTTGCCGGCGATGAGGGCGCGGTCTGTCCTTCGGGGCTGACCTTTGCCGGCGGCAGCGCCGGCACGCTCACGGTCAGCGGGTTCCTCGGCAACCCCAACAGCAGCGCCGCGGCCTTCACGACATTCAAAGGCCCGCCGAATTTGTTGGATGAGCAGGGCATTGGCGAGAACGACCTCGGTCCCGGCAGTGCGTGCAATACGACCGACTGCGAAATTGGCGGCGGCGCTTCAGTGGCGGTCACAGCGTCGGTGCCGCTGTCGCAAGTCGATGTCATTGTCTCCAGTGTGCAGGGATTTGAAAGCTTCAATGTGTTCGCCGGCACTGCGGCAGGCTCATTGGTCGAAGTCGCCAGCGGGCTTAATGCCAGCAACTGCGTGCTGTTTCCCGGCCAGACCGACGTGTGCGCGGTGACGCTGGCGACGCCGGCCACGATGATCGCGATCGAGTCGAACAATTCGCTCGTGGCCGCGGCCGACGTGCTGCTGGCGGCGGTCTCGACCGCGGCGCCGAGCGCAATCCCCGAGCCGTCGTCGCTGGCCCTGCTTGGCGCCGGGCTTCTCGGCCTCGGCGTGGCCTGGAGGCGGCGCCACAACAACTAGGGCGGCGCGGCCGGGCTGGCGAGCAGGTATCCGGCGATCGCCGAGAGGGCGGCGAGCGCCGCTTCACCGGACACTTTGTCGACCAGGGTCAACAGTACGATCGCCGGCACGATCAGCAACAACGCGATGCTGCGGGCGATGACGCGGCCCTCGATGATCGCATGGGCGAGATCTCCATCGATGACCACCGTGGCGACAAACAGGCCGCAGACCACGACGAAGACGAAGGCCAGCGCGCCGGCGGCGATCCAGGCAAGGCGGGTGTTCACGCCTTGGCTTCAAGGGTCGCGATGCGAGCCTCGAGCGCCGCATTCTGCGCCGCCAGCTCCTTGACGGCGTTGATCATCGCATAGATCGCCCGCCCGGGATCGACGGTCTTGAAGATTTCACCCTCGATTGCCCGCTCGCCGACGAGCTCCGGCATGATCTCGGCGACATCATCGGCGATAAGCCCATAATGCGTCGTGCCGTCAGCCGGCAACCCGCCCTTGCCGTTGTATCGGAACGTCACCGGTTCGAGCTGCAGCACCTCCTCGATGCCGCGCAGGTATGGCGCGATGTCCTCCTTTAGACGTCGGTCGGAGAATGCGGCCCATGTCCCGCTGAGGTTGGAGCACGCCCCGGCGACGCTGATCTGCATCACAGTGCCGGCAGTGGGATTGTAGAGATTGGCCGCGCTGCCGGTGGCGAACCATTGCCACTGCAGCGCCGTGGCGCGGTCGGCGAACATTAGCCCAGCATTCGCTCCCAGCGCCTGGATTAATCCGCCGGTTGTCTGGATATTGCCCTGAACATTCAAGGTGCCGGACCCGAGATTACCGCTAGCCGGGCTGCCAACAACCAGCCCCGAGCCGAGAATGCTCGCGCCGTTCTCGATATTGAGCAACCCCGTAGCGGTGATCTGTAGGCGAACCGCAGCCGCGGTCTCATCGGCGAGGTTGAACTCGCCGGTCGACATTGCCCCGAAGGTCCAGGTGCGGCCACCCGTTACAATGGCGCGGACGCGCGCCGGGCCACCGGTCGGCGAAGTGATCGTGACAGCATCGTTAGAACCGGAGAGCGCGGCAGCCGGGCTGGCGAAGAGCTGTGGCGCGGTAAGATTGCCGGTCAGTGTGCCGCCGCTCAGCGGCAGGCGGCTGGTATCTGAAGCATGCACGTGATCGGCGCGTGCCCAGGTCGTCCCGGTGCCGATCGCCACCGCGCCGTTCATCAGCGGTGGCGTCGAGGACGCCACTGGTAGCGCCGCGGTCACCTGTGCAGCAGTCTGATAGCCAGCAGGGTTGGTTACGTTGTAGGGAGTGAAGCCGAGCGCGCCGGTCACATCGCCAGAAGACAGCGTCACCGCACCAGAGCGTGTATTGAAGGTCAGCACCGGGGCAGTCGCTTGCCCGGTGCCGCCGTTGGCGACCCCTAGAATGCCGCTCACGTCGGCCGTCAAGCTGACGGCACCGAATGTCGGCAAGCCGGCCGCATTGCCGTGCAATACCGTATTCACCGCGCCGAGCGAGCCCAGCGCCCCGATCGCCGTCGCTCCGGTGCCGACAGTGAGCGCGTTGGTGGTCAACGTGCCCGTAGTGACATTGCCGCCGCCGGCTGGGGCAGCCCACGTGCCGTCGCCGCGCCAGAAGGTGGCCGCGGAGGCACCGGTCCCGGAGTTCAAATTACCGACCGGGACATTGCCCAAACCGACCGTGCCCGATGTCGTGATCGTGCCGCCGGTCAACGGGGCATTAAACGCGATGCTGGTTACAGTGCCGGGGGCGCCGCCCGTTCCGTTGCTTGCCGCGGTGATGCGGCCCTGCGGGTCGATCGTCAGGTTGCTGTTGGTATAACTGCCCGCGGTCACCGCGGTGTTGGCGAGCCGCGGCGCGGCGTCCGAGCGCATGTACGTGGCAGCGACGCCGTTGACCGCGGTGCCGCTCACCTGTGCGGTCGGGTTGCCGGCAACCGGCAGGGTGCCGCTGCCGCGCCAGCCGATCGGGCCGATCGGATCCGGGTTCTGCGGCGGCACCCAGAAGCGGCGCGGCGGGGCGAGCGGCGGCATCAGCGGCTCTCGAGCGCCGCGAGGCGCTCCTCGACCTCGCGCATGCGGCGCTCCAATTCGGCCAGGGTGTCCGCGACGCCGCGAGCGGGTCGGGTGCCGCGGTCATAGACATAGCCCGGCCCATCACGCTCGCCGTAGGCGGCGTTGGCCGATTGCGCATGTCCGCGCGGCCGTCCGGGCTCGGCCGGCGGCGGGTATTGGATGTCGTACTGACGATAGCCCCCATTGGGCCGTGGCGTCACGTCGCGCATCGGCGGCGGGCCGAGCACCGTCCTCGGCGCGGTTGTTTCGCGTGAAACAACGCGCACGCTGGCCGGCGAGCCGTCCCAGCGTTTTCCCAGATCAGCCACGCGCAAATGCTCCGTGAAGTTTTGCAGCCGCTTGTCGGTAAGCGGCATCCGCTTCCTGTTTAGTGTCAAACCGACCAAGGTGAACTGATTTCCCGCTAACAAATATTGAAGACAACCATTTGCTGCGAGCCTCATCCCAATATACGCCCTTGAGTCCAGATTTGCTATCCTTGTGCCCTTTTAAATTAAATGAATTTTGCTGAGGAGTAACCTCTCGAAGATTAGCAATACGGTTATCAGCACGATCACCGTTAATGTGATCTACATGTAGTTTTGGCCATGAACCGTAAAAGTGAAGCCAAGCCAGTCGTGCAGTGCGATATTTGTGAGCATCGATCTTAATATAGACGTATCCCTTTTTATTTAACCATCCCGCCGGTTTGCCGATATAGCGTGCGTTGTGGGCATATTTGCTGCGATGAGCACGCTGACGCCAAACAAACGTGCCCGTAGTCGACTCGTAGTCAAGTATCTCGCGAAGCCGTTCTACTGTAAGGGCTGTCATTTCTGGCCGAGATCGGTCATTGGATAGCCTCCGCTCCTTTCAACGCCGCCGCGCGCGCCTGCCAGCCCGCCTGGAGCGCCGTCTCGATTTCCGGCATGTCCTGCCGCAACTGCTGTTTTGCTGCGTTGCGGTATTTGTTGAC